GTGGTATTATTATTATTTTGTTTATTGGTATTGATGACATTTGAATGATTTACTCGAAAAACCTATTAGGGACATAAGCTCTGTAGATTCAATGTTGTGGGCTGTCAATAGCCGGTTACAGGTCAGGCCGGGTGTCCAGTTCACTTTGTTGGATATGCCTTATTTGTGTGATTTGGTAAATGTTGATAAACGGGTGGTGAATGTCAAGAAGGGGACACAGTTATGTTTAACAACGACTAATTTCGTTGATTGCTTACACGCCTTGGTCCACCGCAGGTACGACCAGAACATTTTATATTTGATGCCGACGATAAAATCCGTCCAGAAGATGGCGGCTATTTCGTTCGACCCTCTGATTGTAGGCAATCCCCACATATTCAAGAAGAGTGTTTCTAAGAACTCCACTGAGATAAAGACGATTAACGGTCGAACGATTAGCTTCACTGGTGCTCAGCCCCAGAAGGTTGACGGTGATGTCAAGGATTCGGCCAATTTGAGGTCAGACCCTTGTGATAGGATTGACCGTGACGAGATTGACCTGATGGACCCCGACATGGTTGAGATGAGCAAGCAGCGGTTACAGAGGTCGTTGTTTCGTAAGGAGAATAATTGGGGAAGCCCGACGACTCCGAACTATGGTATAGATTTATTGTATGAGAATTCCGACCGTAGAAAGTGGCAGATAAAATGTTTGGATTGTGGCAAGTACACTTGTCTGGGCGAGAGTTTTCCAGATTCGATTACTAAGATTGGTGGGTTTTGGGCGCGGACTTGCGTTCATTGTAAGAGTGAGATTTTTGTTCACGACGGGCAGTGGATTGCTGAAGACCCTGAATCAAGGGAAGCTGGTTTTTGGGTGAGCGGTTTATTGAGTCCTTATTGTGATTTAGAGGACGCAATGTATCGGTATGAGCATAACGATAAGACTGCCGAGTTTATGCGTAGTATTTTAGGTATCGCTACGACTGACGCTGATGTTCAGTTAACCAGAAGCGTTATTACAGAGTGTTGTAATAATGATGGTATGAAGTTAGGGTATTCTGGTGAGTCCTGTATGGGTGTTGATATAAACAAGACTCTGGATGCTACTGTTGGGATTAGAACGGGTGCTGACCAGTACCAAGTATTATCGACCGCTCGATTTGACAACTATGACCAGCTACACGATTACAGTATCAAGATGGGTGTTAAGACGACGGTGATGGACGCAGGCCCTTACGACCACGGTGCGAGGGAGTACCAGAAGGACAATAGTAATGTTCATTTGTGTTATTACAGCGAGAGTCAACCTGGCAAGCCCGTATGGGACTGGAAGAATCAATCGGTTAAGGTAAATAGGAACGAGTGGTGCGACAAGGTTTATTCGACCTTCACTGAACAGAAGATAGTGATACCCAGAACCTGTCCGACAATGGATACTTATATCAACCAGTTGACCTGCACCGAGAAGAGTGAGGTGGTTAATACGGCTGGTATCTCTAAGCCCAGATGGTGTAAGAGAGGAAGAGATGACGCGTTTCACTCTACATTGTATATGTTACTGGCTCTTTCTCGCAGTCCTATCACAAAGTTGAACGGCAAGAAAAGAAAGAGGCCTAAATTCACGGTGAACAATTTTGTATAGACGATCAACTTGTTTTCGTTGTGGGATTCGTCCTGCCCAGATGACATCTATTGAGGCGGAAAAGAATCTTTGCTTGCTTTGTTTTTTTAAAAGAACCTTGAATATAGACGCTTTCAGGCGTGAATTGAAATATAGACATTACAAATTACCTTTAAGGAGCTAAGATGAATTGTAAACGATGTAATGGTGAATTGACACGGGATGAGGAACGAAATTGTTTAGTATGTCCAGTGTGTTACCCGAAGAGTAATGCGAAACCTACGGTTGACATTAAGGACGAGAGTAAGTATATTGATGTCCCTTGGACGGACGAGCGTATTTGGAACTCTGTCAAGGATAAGGTTAGGGATATGATTGAGGATTGGACTTTACCACGAGTTACAGAGACGGTTGATAGCGCGGTAACGATGGCAGAGGTTGTCGAGGAAAAGACCTACCGTGAGCGTGCTAAGGAATTAGGGATTACGACATTTGGTAAAAAGAAAGAGGCAGTCCTTGTTGAGATTGCTAATGAAGAGTCCAGGTTAGCTGGATGAATTTTTTGCCCGTAAGGGTAGAAACGAGTAGTAAAATGGCAACTTATTGTATGAAGATAAAACAAGAGGCGATTGGCGTTGCTGATGTCGTAGATGCTTTGGATGGTGCAACGCTGACAGGTGAGACGCTAACGACCAGTGCCACCCCAACAGTGACAGAACTTGAAGCGTGCATTGGTGTATTGGGTGGTAAAATAAACAAAATTCTTGATATTCTTGACCAGGGACAGTAATGTCGTCTGTATTATTATCTAAATTGAATCCAGACCAAGTTTTCTCGCCTGATACAGACCGCGAGATTGACCGTCTTGACCGTGAACAAGAACTCATCAAACAGCGTGACCGGCAGGACATACAACCTGACCGGTCGCCCGATGAGTCCATTGACGAGTTTGATGACGATTCCATTCTTGGCGATGCGGTGATTGACAAAGATGAATGGACTGAATCAGACACGATGCTCGATGGTTTATTGGAAGCCTTAAAACGAAGATTGTGAGGTTTATATGAGTAGTGGAAGTATGCCAAAGATACCAGAATCTGAACCGATTGAAACGGTTGAGACGGCAACAGAGACCGCTGGCGAAGCGGCTAAAAAGAAAAAGAAGAAGATTGCGACACAGGGTCGTCAGTCAACGATTCTTAGCGGCATCCAGAGTTCGCTTCAGAATAGGTTGGGTGGATAATGGGCCTTTACGATACAAGACCTGACATGTATAAATCTTCCAAAACGAGACTGTCTGTATATAAAAAGTATGGTGGGTATAGTGGTTGGCGTGGTCATATGATAAAAGACTATGAGCGAGATCACAATATACCTAAGAGCCAAACGGCTGGTCAGCTTTACACGAAGTCTATCACGCCAGAGAAGGTTAATGTAATTGACCAGACCGCGGCATCAAAGACTAAGAAGGGTGTTCGCAGAGGTGCATTGGGTCGGCAGTCTAATATGTTAGGTGGAATCGCCACCGCATTAAAATCTCGGTTGGGACAATGATAACACAAGAGCAGGTAAATCTTATTCTTCAGCGATACCAACAGGCACAGTCTGTCAAGATGCGGTCTAACGGTATCCGCGAGGATGCTGGGATGTATAGCTGGCCTAATGCCTATGATATGGTTCGCACATCAGAGAGCAGTACACAGGGTCAGATTAGGACGACTAATCTCTATGACAGTACCGCGTTGATGGCTTCGTACAAGATGACATCGGGTATCTTTTCATATCTAATGCCCGTGGGTGCAAAGTGGTTTGAGTTCTCCGCACAGGACTACGCATTAAACGAAGACCCCGCGATGCGAAGTTGGATGAGTACCGCTACCGCATTAGCCCATAAAGAGATTTGGCGTAGCAACTTTCAGCGTGAGATGTTCATTACTATCAGGTCGATGGTGGTATTTGGTACAGGGACTATCTCGGTCGAGAAGGTTGATGAAGATTTAGTATTTAAGTCGCATCATATCGGGCATATGTTCTTTGACCAAAACAACCGTCAAGAGATTGACACGGTTTACCGTCAGATATTCTACACCGTCAGACAGGCGATACAGCAGTTTGGCAAAGAGAATCTTGGTAAGTCGATTGATAAGGCGATTAAGGCAAAGAAGCTCGATGAGAAGTTTGAGTTTGTTCATATTGTCGCACCAAACCAAGACTTCGACCCCTCTAAGATGGGTTCAAAATCGAAAAAGGTCAAGTCTGTCTATATCAATATAACAGACAAGCACGCTGTTAAAGAGAGTGGGTTTGACGCACTTCCTTATTTGGTTGCAAGATTTTCTCTTGTTCCTGGCGAGATTATGGGAAGAGGCCCAGCGATGGAACTCATCCCAGAGATTAAGATGTTAAACCGGATGAAGAAGACTTTCATTGAGTCCTCTGAAAAAGCAGTGAACCCACCTATGATGGCCGAGGATGACGGGGTTATCGGTCAGCCAGTTACTGAGCCCGGCGGTATGATATACATCAGGGCGGGTGCACAGATGCCCCAGCCGTGGAACACGGGCACTAATGTCCAGTTGAACGCTGAGATTATCCGTGAACAGCAGGCATTGGTAAAAGAGGGATTCTTTAACGACCTATTCCAAGCGTTAGCACAGCACCGAAATATGACGGCTACTGAGGTGGTTGAGCGGGTTGAGGAGAAGATTATCCATCTTGCACCTGCTATCACGGCGTTACAGAAAGAGATATTTAGCCCATTGATTTCAAGGGTGTTAGAGTTATTGATTAAGGACGGTCGGATTCCCCCGCCTCCGCAGGACTTTGACTATGACATAAATTATCAAGGTCGGCTTGCGTTGGCGATGAGTAATATGCAGAGTAACGCGATGGAGACGACTTTGGCGAAGTGGGCTCCTTATGCTCAGATAGCACCCGTGTTTGATAATGTAAACTTTGACTATTCGTTTAGGACTTCTTGGCTGAACGCAGGCGCACCAGCCGAGGGGTTAAGCGATATGGA